GTTACCTACCCCCACCTCCCACTCATTATTTAAATTACAGAACATATGTTCGTTTTTCTTGCCGACTGTCCCATTTCCCGTACATATTTATGTCAATACCCAAATTGTGAATTTTGTGTGAAGTTTCATTGAATATGGCATATTCAAACATATGTGTTATTTTATAGATATATTAAGAAAGGATGGTACATCTTATGAACAGTATGAATACAGACGGCTTGTTCTGGTATCCGATGATTAACTTTCAATCATATTGGCGTGATGGAAAGTTTGACAAGGGTTATATGCTTCAGTCATACATCAGATACTACCTTGCAAGGCTTCAGTCTATGTTCGAGTACAAAGGACTGCCGGACACAATACCGCAGAAGTGGCTTGAACATTATCTGCTTTGTAACGGCAACGCATTGATCGTTAAGGTCAACGATGAACTTTTTGCAGCGGTAGGCGGTCACGGCGGTGAACCTGATGAGTACTATGTACCTACAAAGTATGTAGTGGCTAATCCGTACTTGATAGATAAGACTTTCACAATCGGTGATGATTCAGTACTTGTTTACAATGATACATATGCGCAGGGTGTACTGCCTTTACTTCAGAAGTATTGCGGTCAATTAGTCGAGAATGACATATCAATGAACATAGCAGACATATTGGCCAGAGCATCAATAAACATCAGTGCTAAGGATGATAAGACAAAGGCAAGTGCAGAAGTGTACTTGAAAAGACTTCGCGCAGGTGAACTTGGTGTTATGAGTGAACAGGCATTTATCGATGGTCTTAACATTCGTGAATTTAAGGATGTTGCATCTTCGCTCATTCCTTTAATTGAATATCATCAGTATGTTAAGGCATCATTGTTTAATGAACTTGGTCTTAACAGTAATTACAACATGAAGCGCGAGAGCATCAATTCTAATGAATCGCAGCTTAACGATGACATGCTTCATCCGTTGATCGATAACATGCTTAAGGAAAGGCGCGAAGGTGTTGAGCGCATCAATAAGATGTTTGGTACAAACATTGAAGTAAACTTCGCGGGTGCTTGGTTAAGTAATGAGATCGAAGAACAGGCAATACTTGACAACATGGTTACCGATTCTGATATGGCTGATGTCAACAGCACTGATGATGTTGATATATCTGATCCTGATAATGTAACTGAAGATGATGCTGATGTTAAGATTTACCCGGATGATACAGAACAGGCAGTTGAAGCAGAAACGGAAACTGAAGCAGAAACAGTTGAAGAAGAAACACCCACACAGTTAGTTGAAGCACTTGAAGCACTTAATGAAAGTGTTGAAGAACTTACAGAAACTTTAAGTGATGATGTTTCTGAAGCAGAAACGGAAGGGGGCACAAAAAATGCAGAAACTTAAAGACGCAATACCAACACTTGCAACATCAGGCATATTTGCAAATATAACTGCTCCATTGTGGGCTGATGATTTCACGGCATCTGATCTTGACTTGCATTTTGCATCACGTTATGGCCAGAAGTGGGTATCACCCTTGATTGAAATGCTTGAAGATTCAGATAAGGAAGTTAAGAGTACTAACCTTGCAACACTTGCAAATAGCATCTATCGTATCAGAATGACAGAGTGGTCACACTTATATGCTGATCTTAAGGCAGAATATGATCCTATTGAGAACACGGCTTTTGTTGAAACTGAAACCATCGTAACGGATAACGACACAACGCAGGGCAACACTCGAACACTGAACACAACAAACACTGTTGATAATGACAGTACATCATCAAGTACAGGCAGCACGACAGTTACAGGAAGTGGCGCAGTTGATAAGTTTGGCTTCGATTCAGTCACGGCAGTTGGTGATACAACATCATCTGATTCAACAAGCACAACTGCATCAACATCAGGCAGCGGCACACTTGATGTGACTACTCGCGACACGGGAACAGTCACCGATTCAGGAACAGGCACAAAAGATGAAACTATCACGCGTAACTTGTCTAAGCATGGTAACATCGGTGTCATGACCAATGTACAGTTATTGCGTGATGACACGGACTTTTGGAAATGGTCTTTTATTGATGTCATCTTCGAAGATGTGGCTCAGATGGTCACACTGTCAGTATATTAAGAAAGGCGGTATGTATTATGTATAGAGATTCAGACGGATATATCCTTATTGACATGGGTGCTGCTGATATTTCAAAGAGCACACAGAGCATTGTGGGCTTTTATGACCGCATTGTTGAATCCATCAATGCCAATAAGTTAGTACTGGTCATTAACTTTGGTAACTATTCACCGATGCCGGCAATAGCACACAAGAAGTTAAACTATTATGAGATAGTTACTAACCTTTATAAGATAACCATTAACAGTAATGACATTGTTATCATCGAAGAAACAGGTGAAAGTACTGTTGATGTATCCATCGTACCTACATTACAGGAAGGTGTTAAGGTTGCAGATTTTGCCATCGGTGAGGTTGAAGGCAGCATATACGCGCCGGAACAGGTAGATGTCATCAATGATAATGTTACTGCAGAAAACACAACATGGTCATCTGATAAGATCGATACTGAACTTGATAAAAAGGCTGATTCATCTTCACTTGCAACAGTTGCAACATCAGGTTCTTATGCTGATCTTACAAACAAGCCTACACTTGCAGCAGTTGCAACATCCGGTTCATATGATGATCTTATTAATAAGCCTACGATCCCGGCTGATCTTGATGATCTTAGTGATGTAACATTAACATCACCGGCCAATGGCCAGACATTGGTATATGATTCAACATCAGAACAGTTTGTTAATGCAACACCACCATCCGGTGTGACAACACTTGCAGCACTCACTGATGTATCACTTACTACACCTGCAAGCGGTAATTCACTTGTGTTTGATGGTACAGAGTGGGCTAATGACACACTTGCCGCCTCCGATATTCCATATTCGCAAGGTGTTAGTGTGGCGGATAAGTTGGATAGTTTGAATAACGATTTAACTATTACAAAAATAGCTATCAGCGATTTTATACAACTTGCGTCTGGTGTTTCTGTTGACGGAAGGTCTGCAGTTTACAAGCAAGGCAAACACATATGGCTTAATATTTATGGAAGTATTACAGGCACTTTTACGCCAAACACGGCAATGAGTATCGGAACAGTAAAAAGTGGATATGTAACCGAAAATCTTATTACTACAATTTGCGGTATTCACAATTCAATGTGGGGTGTTTCAAACATCGGTTATCTGTTTTTTAATAGTAATGGAGATATGCAGGTGTCAACAGTTGCTTCGAATATGAACAACTTTAAAATATCGCTTGATTATTGTACGGCATAAGTAAGGCGGTAACACTATGAACCTTGACAAAGCTATAATTCACGGCAAGGAACACAGAAAACCATACAGAGGTGCAAAGGCTACATAAGTTTAGGAAATATACTTAAGTATATGTAATACTTGCACCAAACAAACATATGTGTTAATAAATAAGTGTACATTTATTTGTACACTTATTTTTATTTGAAAGGCGGTATTGCTTTATGAATGGTTACATTTCCATTGATTGCAAGGGACTTGATCTGCTTGCAGAATCGGCACAGACTATCAGCGGCCTTTATCAGGCTGTTCAGGATGCTATTGCAAGCGGTAAACCTCTTTATGCAACAAACATGATTTGGGGTGATGTTTCCCCCATTTCTCCTGTTCAGGTGTTTACGGTACAGTTTGACGGATATGTTATCTGCACTGCTTCAACATTACAGATAATTGTTACTTCTGCTGATTCCGTCACGATCAACAACCTTGCACCGGCAAACACATCTAAGAAAAGCAAGTAAGAAAGGAAGGTAAACAGTAATGGATATTAAGCAGGTTTATCAGATCGCTAATGACATCACAACTGAAGTACTTGGTAAGAGTGATCTTCTTACAGAGGACTTGACAAACATCGTTGACGTAGGAAAAGAGATTTTTGACAATGTTTCCTACGATAAGTATGTACAGTCACTTTGTGACCACATCGGCCGTGTTGTTTTCGTTGACAGAACATATGAGGGCACAAGTGCAGAACTTAAGCGCGATTCTTGGGAGTACGGCGCAGTCATGGAAAAGGTTTATGAAACTGAACTGCCTGAAGCAGTTGAGAATGAATCTTGGAATCTCACAGACCGCGCGTCTTATGATCCTAACGTATTCAATAAGCCTAAGGTTGCAGCGAAGTTTTACAACAAGCGCACAACTTTTGAGGTTGACCGCAGCTTGACAGACATGCAGGTTAAGAGTGCTTTCTCTAATCCCGGGCAGCTTAATGCGTTTTTCTCGATGCTTTCATCTAACACACAGAAGGCACTTACAATTAAGACTGATGCACTTGCAGAAAGAACAATTAACTATCTTGTTCTTAATACTGTCAATAGTGCTTTTCCGTCTGTAATCAACAATAACTATTCTGGTATGACATCTGTTAAGGCCGTAAATCTTCTTTACATGTACAATCAGGCATACAGTAAGTCACTTACTGCTGCTGCCGCAGTCATCGATCCTGATTTCATCAGATTCGCAGCATATCAGATGGCATTGGGTGTAAACAGACTTAAGAAGGTTTCTACACTGTTTAATGCCGGTGCCATCGAGAGATTCACACCTGCATCTTTGCAGCACATCATCCTGCATGCAGATTTCAAGGCTGCTGCTGATGTTTTCCTTCAGTCTGATGTTTTCCACGATGAGTTTACAAGACTGCCGTCTGCAACTTCTGTTCCTTATTGGCAGGGCAGTGGACTTGACTATGGTTTCTCATCTACATCTACCATTAAGGGTACTATCGATGTTGCCGGTACACCCAAGTCAATTACAATGAGCGGTGTTCTTGGTGTCATCTTCGATCACGATGCAGCAGGTATTGTTTGTGAGAACTCAAGAGTTACCACACAGTACAACCCCAAGGCAGAGTTTACTAACTGGTTCTACAAGGAAGATGCAGGTTATTACATCGATTCCAATGAGAATGCCATCGTTTACTATGTACAGTAAACAATAAGTTAAGTAATGCTTAACGATTATGCCCCTTGTTCGCAAGGGGTATAATTATAAGAAAATAAGAAAGGTAATAACATTATGATAACTACGATTACACTTTCGACAGGCACACAGGTTCATTTACCTGTATTTTCAGCAGTACCGGCAACACAGACTTCTTACAGTATTGTTACAAGGGGTTATGGTGTTCTTTGGGATTATGGACACAGTGCAAGCGGTAATCAGTTGATATATTCTGCATTAACTAATGCTGAAGCACTTGAACTTGGTAATATCATGCTTGGTTCTAATGTAGAACATGTTAATACAACACCACCAACAGTATCACATGCACCCGGTCACGCAGTCTGTATTCTGGGATGGATATATCAAGATAATCAGTATGTCATAAATTCATGTTTAACACTTGGTTCTGATTCAATTTCTTATGGGTTTGGTCTGTATGGTGATTGTGCAAGTAATCACTATTATTCAGGTGTTAATATCTATAATGAGAATTTTATATCATTTCCTTATACACAGTTTTATGACATACCTGATACTGCTGCCGGAACTGCCGTAAACATCAGACCGGGTTCACCATATTCAATAGACATCAGAACTAATGGTTTTTATCAGTATGCAAGTACCATTCAACAGACTGGTCAATACATTACTGAAGTGCAGCTAAAGACTAACATAGATGCTTACATGGAAAGTCACCCGGATAGCGGTGTTGATTATGATGAGTCTGATAATCCCTTTGTAAATCCTTATGGTGTAACAATATCACAACCGGGCGGCGGTGATGGTGACATCGACATCGATCCTGATGCAGTTGATAAGGCAGAGATACCTGACTTGCCTACTATTTCTGCCGTTGATGCCGGACTTATTACCATGTATAACTGCACTGCCGGTCAGTTGCAGGTCTTAGGTAATTATCTCTGGTCAAACATCTATGATCTTGAAACCAACTTTACTAAATTGTTTGCATCACCTATGGAAGCGATAATCGGTTTGAGCATCATCCCGGTAACGCCTACACTCGGCGGTGCTTCAACTGTTAAGTTTGGTAACATCGATACACATATATCAATGAGCAAACTTTCATCACAGTTTGTTGAAAAAGACATGGGCAGTATATCGGTCAAGAAGTGGATAGGTTCATTCATGGACTATTCACCATATGTTAAACTTTCTTTGTATCTGCCGTATATCGGTTACAGAGAATTAAGCCCTGATGATGTAGTGGGTGATACGATCCACGTTGTATATCACATAGACTGTTTAAGCGGCGGTTGTTGCGCGATGGTGGAAACAGGCAAGAAAGGACTTCTTTACAGTTTTGATGGTTCATGTATTGCCAATGTTCCAATTACTGCGCTTAACTATTCAGGCGCGATCCAGAACGCGATAAGCGCAGTCAGTGGCGGTGTGTCAACTGTTGCAGGACTTGCAACAGGTAACCCGGTTGCTGCCGTAGGCGGTGCTGCTTCAGTTGCGCAGAACGTAACGAACATCAAGCCATCGATCCAGCGCAGCGGTCAGATGTCAGGCGCAGCAGGTCTGATGAGTTATCAGTCACCTATGTTGATAATCGAAAGGCCAAACATGTGTGTACCTGAAAACCTTAACACATATACGGGTAACATGCTTTATGTATCTCGCAAGTTGTCACAGTGCAAGGGTTTCACACAGGTTTCTTTGATTCATCTTGACGGCATACCTTGCACAGAGAAAGAACGTAACGAACTTATGACATTATTAAACAAGGGGGTAATCTTCTAATGGAACTGATATTATATCGTAATGATTCATCTAATGAGGTTGTAACAAAGAAGATAACTGCACTTGTTACATTAAACGGCACTTTGCGCGAAGGGTGTTCTATCATCGATCCCGTCATAATGATAAGCAACACATCTTTCAATAATGCGCATGCAGCAGTGTGCAATTATGCGAAGATAGCACAGTTTGGAAGATATTACTATGTTAATGACATTGTATCTGAAGGTAATATGTGGATTTTACACATGCACGTTGATGTACTTGCTTCATTCCAAACACAGTTGAAGTCATTAAGTGGGGTAATTGAACGTAATGAGTTTAAGTATAATACATATCTTCAGGATGGTTACTTCAGAACTTATGCTAATCCTCACATTGAGATCAAGCAGTTTCCAAGTGGGTTTGATACTTTCGAGTATGTGTTGGCCGTCAGTGGCGGTGGATCATCTACACCACCAAGCAGAAGTGATGGTGATGACATTGACAGTACTGCTGCTGATATTGCTGATAATGATGATAAGTGATAATATCTAATTGAGTTATCCCTTAAAGGATAGATTGATGCGATAAGTGCCCGGTCTTTCACACTGCCGGGCGCTTATTGTTTTGTAATGAAATTGTAATATTGTATCTGAATATAAGAATGTATAATCATATTATCAATCAAGAAAGGCGGTAACTCATTATGAGAAAGTCAATCCAATTTGTACAGTGCGACAGATGCGGTAAGAAACTCGAAGCGCATAACGACAGTACAAACAAGCAGATCGAACTTATTAACGAGAAGTTTATCCCGGTCACAGTTAATTGCATACACTATGACATCTGTAAGCCTTGCGCCCGTGAGGTGTTTACTTTTGTGCAGAAAGAGGTGTTGCTATGACTGACAGATACATCATCGAAACATCTGATGCTATGTTTAACTCATTAACTTTATTGTATTTTCAGGGTATCTTAACAATGCCACAATATCAGGGATGTGTTAAATCATTAAGCAGTTGGGTTATTGATAAGAAAATAGAAAGGGATAATAACAATGATTGATTTCTTCGGTATCAAGACAAGGCAGACATCATTAAATCACTTAAGGCGCATCACTGAACTTGAAGATGAAGTGTTTAAGTGGAAACAGACTTGCGAACTTCAGGCACAAGTCATTGACCATCTTAAGAATGATACGGCGCACCTGATAAGTGATATTGATTTTCCTAACAGTAAGAGGTGACAACATGGATAATTGTTTGTTCGCTTATAAGCAGTTAGATGTAGGTGCTTTCTATTTTGATACATTAACGAAAAATTACTGCATCAAGTTATCACCGGCAAGATACTTTGATCTTGATCATAACAGAGTTTCAGGGTTCACTGATAATCATGCGAATGATTCAGATGAAAAAAGATACATGAAAGCAAACGCAGAATGGTGGTGAAAGATAATGCCAATAAGACCGGTTAAACCTGCAAGGTGCATGATATGCCATAACATGCCGTCAGAGTATATAAGCGGCAAGTGGTCATGGTTCAAGTGCGATCACTGTAATGTCATGTCAATGCCTTGCGACAATTCACCAGATGCGGTTGATGTGTGGAACTCATATAATCTAATGCAAGATGTCATGGAGGGACTTAATGCAGCATGTGACGACACACTCGATATAACAAAACTATAATTGAAACAAGAAAGGGTTAAAAACATGTTTAACAAGGAAAAGACAGACGAAAGAACAGGTAAGGCAGACATCAAGATCATCAGAGCAAAGCAGACTAAGAAAGACAATGTTGTGGTTTTTGACATGAGTGTGAATGGTGTTTCAATCTATGGTTGTTTCTTAAGGGAAGTAACTGTAAAGGCAGACGGCAAGAGATATAAGGCCGGTGATACTGCTTACATCATCAGTTTTCCGTCTTACAAGGGCACTGATGAGAAATATTACAATCACTGTTGGTACCCTTTATCTTCAGAGGATGAACAGTATATAATTGAATCAGTTGCTAAAGCAATTTGATAAATAAGACAAGGGTGCTAACAATAGCACCCTTGTTATTCAAAAGAGGTATACGTTATGTCATACAAAAAGCCTACACAGTATAACAAAGCCATAGACAATTTAACAGTGTCCGATATGCTTTCTTTGGGTAATGATGCTTTAATACATTTATCTGAAGCAGACATGCGCAGACTTGTAAGAACGACATCACTTGCTGCTAATAAAAGACTGAACAGACTTATGGCGCAGGCTAAGAAGTCAGAAGGGCAGTATGTACCAAAGAAGAGTGCAAAGTATAACATAGCAACTGATGCGCTTAATTGGATGGTATCTGAAGAAAAAGCCAGAAACGGCGGTAAGGGTAAAGTTGAACGTTTTGGTGTAGGCGATAAGACAACAAAACAGGAATTGCAAAAAGAACTTTCTCGAATAAGAAAGTTTATGTCAATGAAAACATCAACCATCAAGGGTGCAAAAGATGTACGAAAGGCGCGCGAGAAAAAGGCAACAGGTAAGACGCGCGAAGATATAATCAAGTCTGCAAAGAATAAAGCAGAACAAAAACAGATGCTTAAGACATTCGAAGAAAACATCGGTGATGTTTACAAGAGATTCAGGGAATACATCGAAGCCAACCATCCTGAAAGCCTAAACAAGAAATGGGAAAAATATACGCACTTTCAGGGTTCTGATGAGGTTCTCGCAGAGATAAGATACAGAGTTGCTTCAGGTGCACAGGAATCAGAAGATGAGATAAAGCAGTTGCAGGACATCGAGTATAACGCATATGAGCAGCAGCAGATCCAAGAACAGGAAGAGCAGTCAGACTGGTTATATGGTGATGATGACGATGAAGGGTTTACTTATTTTACATGATTACATTAGATACTGATAATTATTACAGTGTCGATGATTTTAAGGATATATTTGAACAGGCGCAACGTACCGGCACTTGTAAGTCAAGCAAACAGATAGAATATTACAACATGATATGTGCTTTTGACATAGAAACTACATCGTTTAAAGACGATGCCGTTTCTTACAATGATGTTTATTTATATAACTATCTTAAAGGCACTACAATTCGCGTTTACGATGTTGAGGACATAAAATCATATAATGCAAGGTGTCCTGAAGTTACCTTTAGTCTTACTAAGGGCACATATCTTGATGAGTTTTATGATGATCTTCGTTACCAATGGCCGGAATGGTTTCCTGAAACTTATGCGCCTGATGAGATGATCGAAAACATCATATATACAGTTAGCGAGAACAGAACCAATGAAGATGATAACAAACACGGCATCATTTACTGTTGGCAGTTAGCCATCAATGGTAAAGTCATCTTTGGTAGAGAGATAACAGAATTCATTACTATACTTAAGTATATGGAAGAAGTCACGGACACAAAGAAACGCATCATTATATATGTACATAATCTCGCGTATGAGTTTCAATGGATAAGAAAGTACATAACATGGTTCAAGGTGTTCGCAGTTGCACCAAGAAAACCGATATTTGCGATCACAGACGGCGGCATCGAGTTTAGATGCTCATATGTGCTTACTAATTTCTCACTTGCCAAGTTAGGTGAACAGTTAAGGCATTATCACATAAATAAGTTAGTGGGTGACCTTGACTATTCTGTCATAAGAACACCCTTAACACCGATGACCAGAACAGAGATTCAGTATTGCATGAATGATGTTTTAGTCGTATCTGCTTATATTCAAGAGTGCTTATTTAAAGAAAAGCATCTGTATAACATACCATACACTGCAACAGGCTATTGCAGGCGTTATACAAGAAATAAGTGTCTGTATATGCCCGGTCACGGCAGAAACGCAAATAAGGCATATAGATCACTTATTAAGACATTGGTAATTGACGGCGCAGATGAATACATGCAATTAAAGCGCGCTTTTCAAGGCGGTTTCACACATTGTTCGTATCTTTATTCAGGTAAGACTATGCACGATGCAGATTCATTAGACTTCACGAGTAGTTACCCTTATGCACTTATTTCTGAAAGGGGTTATCCAATGAGTAAAGGGCGCATCGTACACCCTGAAAGTAATGAGGACTTCGATAAGTACATCAGTCTGTACTGCTGCATCTTCGATGTTGAATTTTACGATCTTGAACCATCAGGGGCATGTAATGAACATTACATCAGTCTTTCTAAGTGTTGGAAGAAAGAAAAATATGTTGCAGATAACGGCAGACTTGAACGCGCCAATTACATATTGACCACATTGACTGATGTTGATTATAAGATCATCAAACACTGCTATAAGTTTTCTAAGATGGTCATTCATAACATGCGCGTATATAAAAAGGGTTATCTGCCTAAAGAGTTGATACAGTCCATCATCAAACTGTACAAGGACAAAACAGAACTTAAGGGTGTTGAAGGTAAAGAACAGGAATACTTGAACGGCAAAGCCCTTTTAAATTCAGTTTACGGCATGATGGTAACTGACATAAGTAAGGAAATGAATGTATATAATGAATGTTGGTCTGTTGAAGCAGCAGACATTGAAAAGGATATTGCACGTTATAATCATTCGATGAAAAGGTTTCTTTTCTATCCTTGGGGTGTATTCTGTACTGCATATGCCAGAGCAAACTTGTTTAGCGGTATTTGTGCCTTTGGTGACGATTACATATATGCAGATACAGATTCAATTAAATGCTTAAATCTTGATAAGCACATGGACTATATCGAAAACTATAACAGACGATGCAAAAAGAAGTTACAAGCCATGTGCAAATATCACGGCATTGATTATGATGAACTTGAACCAAAGACAATAAAGGGTGTTAAAAAGCCTTTGGGTGTTTGGGATCACGAGACAAAAGGTGACCGCTATGTGTACTTCAAATCTTTGGGTGCAAAGAGGTATCTTACATATCAGTCACAGGATGGTTACCATCTTACAGTGGCCGGTGTCAATAAACACATAGCACTGCCGTACTTGCTTGATGAATATGGTGCTGATGTGTTCGATCACTTCGAGCAGTCACTCATAATACCTGAAGATTACACAGGCAAATTGACACACGTTTACATTGATACGCCTGATTCAGGCATTGTAATTGATGATACAGGGCAGGAATATCATTACTCATCACCTACGGCCATATATCTTGAAAAGGCATCTTACTGCTTTGATATAGCAGAAGATTATATAAATTATCTGAAGGGGGTAATAATAATAAAATGAAGTACTATTCACTTAACAATCTACTCAAAACTAATGGTAAGTATCTCATCTGTTATGGTGAACGATCATCAGGTAAGACGTATGCAGCACTTGAATACATCGTTAAGAACTATTTGAAGGATGGTTCACAAGGCGCAATAGTAAGACGTTTCCGTGAGGACTTCAGAGGTAAACGCGCGAGTGTTTACTTCGATTCACTTGTTTATAACGGCAAGGGTGAAAATGTTATTGCTAAGTTGAGCAAAGGCAAGTTTGACCGCGTTTATTATCAGAGCAGTAAATGGTATCTTGCTTACTTCGATGATGAACTCGATAAGGTTGTGCCTGATGCTGAACCATTCGCATATGCGTTTCCTTTGACAGAGATGGAACACGACAAGTCAACATCTTACCCAAAGATAACTACCATCTTCTTTGATGAGTTTATGACCAGAGGTTCATATCTGCCGGATGAATTTATCTTGTTTATGAATGTGTGTTCTACCATCATCAGATCACGCGAAGATGTGCGCATAATAATGGCCGCTAACACAATATCGATGTATTGTCCTTATTGGAAGGAAATGGGTATTACTCATGTCAGAAAGCAGAAACCGGGCACGATAGATGTATATAACTATGGTGACAGTGGTTTGACTGTTGCAGTTGAATATACTGATGCACCAAGTAAAGGCAAGCCGTCTGATGTGTACTTTGCTTTTGATAATCCCAAACTGAAGATGATCACCGGCGGTGAATGGGAGTTGAACATATACCCACACATCACGGCAGACTTCGATAAGAAGGATATTGTCTTTACTTACTTTGTACTGTTCGAAGAACATACTTTGCAGTGTGAGATAGTAATAAAAGACAACATGTTCTTTACTTATGTGCATCAAAAGACAACACCCATTAAAGACTTAGATAGTGATGTCATCTTCTCGATCACACCTAACGAAAAGCACAATTACTACAAGAACATCGTGCAGCCTTGTGATGAGTTATCAAAGAAGATCATATCATTTTACAAGGCCAACAAGGTGTTCTATCAGAGTAATGACATAGGCGAAGTAATGAATAACTATATTACACAATGCAGACAATTGATAAAGGTGTGATATACTGTAATTGCCTTATTTGAAGAACCTTGGACATACCTTCTGATAGTTGGCAGTGAAGTACACCGGGTTTGGTACGCGCCCGGTGTATTTCTATGCCGAAACTTCACACAAAATTCACAATTTGGGTATTGACATAAATATGTACGGGAAATGGGACAGTCGGCAAGAAAAACGAACATATGTTCTGTAATTTAAATAATGAGTGGGAGGTGGGGGTAGGTAAC